CTCTTGGATTCTCGCTGACCGAAGAGGCCATCGAGGACAACCTGTACGACAGCTTGTCTGCTCGTTACACCAAGGCTCTGGCTCGTGCCATGTCTTACACCAAGCAGGTTAAAGCCGCTGCCGTTCTTAACAACGGTTTCGATTCAGCCTATGCTGGTGGTGACGGACAGCCTCTGTTCTCAAACGCCCACCCCTTGGTTTCTGGTGGAACCAACAGCAACATTCCTACGACCCCCACTGACCTGAATGAGACTTCTCTTGAGAATGCCGTTATTCAGATCGCTGCTTGGACGGACGAACGTGGCCTGTTGATCGCCGCTAAACCCAAGAAACTCGTTATTCCCCCCGCACTCCAGTTCGTGGCTACCCGTCTCCTTGAGACTGAGCTTCGTGTTGGAACGGCTGATAACGACATCAACGCCATCAAGAACAATGGTTCTATCTCTGAGGGATACACCATTAACCACTTCTTGACGGATACCAACGCTTGGTTCCTTACGACCGACGTACCTAACGGTATGAAGCACTTTATCCGTGTTCCCCTCCAGAATTCTATGGATGGTGACTTTGATACGGGCAACGTTCGTTACAAGAGCCGTGAGCGTTATTCGTTCGGCTGGTCTGATCCTCTGGGTATGTACGGTTCTCAGGGATAAGAATAGGGGGCCTTGTGCCCCCTTTCTTTTTGGTGTATTTTGCAGTTTGAGTCTAGGAATTTTTACTCGTACCGACTGACCTAGCAGACTTAGTAGAGACGGTGCGAGGATGTGCTACTACACGAAAGGTCTATCATGGCACGTACTACTTTTTCAGGGCCAGTTCGTTCTGGCTACAGGGGCGGAGACGCAAGCGCTAACCAACCTCTTACCCCCACGACTATTAATGCAGGTTCCGTGATCCCTGTCGATCAAGGTACCGCAGCTTCTGGTTTCTATACTCGCGTAATGCCGACCGTTGGATTTGGCTCAAGCGATTATCAATCTCCCGGTGAAGCACTTGCTGTCTTTGGTCGAGTTCAGACCGGCGCACCTTTTGCAACTGTTCCCTCCACCACGTTTAACTATATGGCTGGTGTGGCAGGAGAGTTTGCCGTTATCGGTACCTACAACAACGATGCCCTAATGGCTGGTGTGATGGGCATCATCAACACCAACACCCTGTCTGGTGACGCTGCTGTAATGGCGTTCATGGACGGTGATGCTGGTACTACTACCTGCCGTGCCGCTTTTGGTGTGGCAATGGCTCAAACTACAGCCGCTTCTGGTTTCACTTACGGTCTTGATCTCAAGATCCAAGATCCTGTCGCTGATGCTGGTGGCCCCTCGGGCGTTCAAGCCTACAAGACTGCTGAGATCCGTCTGGCTGATGACGCTAACGACGATCCCGTGGTTATTAAAGTTGGTAACTTTACTGATGGCACCGCTTCTGGTCTTGGTATCGGTTCTCTTGGTATTAACAGTACGACTGGCAAACTGCTTGTGGTTGATTCAAGCGGCGACTGGCAAGAAGTAACTGTTTAATGTTGACTCATAAAGACCCAGAGGTCCAAGCCATGCTTGGGCTTCTGGAAAATCAAAGAGACCATGTCATGGGTATCGTAGCAGCACAAGCTAAGCAAATAGCTGAGCTAAAGGCTTTGCTAGAGAAACTGGAGAACCAAGATGGGCATGCAGACTGATGTAAAAAGTACGTACAGAATTAATGATGGCACTATCTTTGGTGCTCCTGCGCGGATTAAAGGTATATTAATTTCTCCGGCAGCTACTGCGGGTTCTTTAGTACTTAAGGATGGTGGGTCAGGTGGAGATGTAGTTTTCCAATCTAGTTGGCCTGCTAGTACTGAACCTTCGCCGTTTAACGTTGTTGTTCCGGGACAAGGCATTCGTTGCGAAACGGATATCTATGCAGATGTGACGGACCTTACCTCTATAACGGTGTTTTATGCCTAACTCTAAAGGTATGGGGATTAAGACATCCGTGAAGTCGGGCAACTTTCGTCCGACTAAGCAGGGTGCTGGCATGACCAAAAAAGGGGTGGCTGCATATCGCAAAGCCAATCCTGGGTCAAAACTCCAGACCGCCGTGACCGAAGATAAGCCCACAGGCAAGCGCGCAGCACGACGTAAGTCATTCTGCGCTAGATCGCTTGGGCAGATGAAGAAGTTTCCTGAGGCCGCAAAAGACCCAAACAGCCGCATTCGTCAAGCGAGAAAGCGATGGAAGTGCTAAATGGAGATGATGCTATGGAATGTCGTTCTCTCAGCAATTGTGGGGGTCATGGTGTTCATGCTTAAGGGTAAGTTCGATGAACTCCAACGGATCAGCATTTTGCTGAACCGTACTCGTGAGGAAGTCGCCCGTGACCACATTACCCGTGCTGAAGTACGGCAGGATTTGGAAAAGATTCGTGAACATTTCGATAGCGGTTTTGACCGACTCGAGAAGAAAATTGATGCCTTGAGCGCTAGGAGATAAATAGTGCCCCCGGTATCAAGAAAGCAGGAAAAGTTTATGCAGGCATTGGCAAACAATCCAAAGTTTGCCAAGAAGGTAGGGGTCCCACAGTCCGTGGGTCGTGAATTTACTAAGAAAGAGGGTAGCAAAATGGCAAACACTAGGCGTATGAACAAACTCGAAGAGCTGGGCCGTATCGATTCTGAGAAGGCAACCACTCCCAAGGGCAAGGCAAATCTGATAGCTGAGAAGAAGCGCGTCGTGGGCGACATCAAAAAGATGAAGTCTGGCGGTGTGGCTGCTTCCAAAATGGGCAAAGTTAAAGTAGGTCATCCCAAGATGGGTTCCGCTTCCAAGCGTGCTGATGGCGTTGCTACTAAAGGCAAGACCAAAGGCATGATGCCCAAGATGATGCGTTCTGGCGGAAAGAGCTGCTAAATGATGCCGAGCCGGGGCATGGGCGCTATCCGCGCCTCAAAGATGCCGAAAGCCAAAAAGCTCCGACGTAAAGACGGAGATAAGTTCACCCAATATAAAGACGGTGGCAAGGTTTCGCGTGTCAATGAGGCGGGGGTATACACCAAACCCGGTATGCGCAAGTCGCTCTTTGAGAAGATCAAAGCGGGTGGTAAGGGTGGCGCACCTGGGCAGTGGTCCGCAAGGAAAGCCCAGATGCTAGCCCAACAGTACAAAAAGTCGGGTGGTGGATATAAATCGTGATCCCGAAGCCTGTGTACAACCCGTCTACCGATGGGAATGTTTTTAAGTGGTTGTTAGTAGCCGCAGAGACGCACCGAGAGTTAAAGAGGGTTGAGAACCATGCCACTAAAGAAGCCGCAACAGAGCTTAAAAAATTGGACCGCTCAGAAATGGCGTACCAAAAGTGGTAAACCGTCAACTCAGGGTCCAAGCGCTACAGGCGAGAGGTATCTCCCAGAGAAGGCTATCAAGGCTTTGTCACCTTCTGAGTACGCAGCAACAACAAGAGCAAAACGAGCAGGAAAAGCAGCAGGTAAGCAGTTCGTTAAACAACCTTCCGGAATTGCTAAAAAGACAGCGAGACATCGATAATGGCTAAAAAATTTCCTGATTTGACGGGTGATGGGGAAGTCACTAAAGCTGACATCCTTAAAGGTCGGGGTGTTCCCGGTGTTAAAAAAGGTGGTTGGATTAAAGACGCCATCAAGAAGCCTGGTGCACTGCGCAAACAACTCGGAGCCAAGCCCGGTAAACCCATCCCAGCCAAAAAACTTGCCGCAGCCGCCAAAGCTCCGGGTAAACTGGGACAACGGGCGCGTTTGGCTCAGACTCTTAAGAAGATGAAATGACCACTTCTGGCACCCAAGTCTTCAACCTCGACCTCAATAATATATTTGAGGAAGCCTTCGAGCGTTGTGGGAAAGAACTTCGTACTGGCTACGAGTTCAGAACTGCACGCCGGAGTCTCAATCTTTTGACGATTGAGTGGGCTAACCGAGGAATCAACCTCTGGACCATCGAGCAGGGCGCGATTCCTTTGGTGACTGGACAGGCTATTTATCCAGTGCCGGTGGATACGATCCAGCTTTTGGATACGGTGATTCGACAGAACAACGCTACTTTGAACCAGTCGGACATCAATATCAGCAATATCGCTGAGCCAACCTATTCTTCGATCCCCAATAAACTGGCCCAAGGTAGGCCGATTCAATATTGGTTCAATCGTCAGACTGGGGATACGAATGCTACAACCGTCACTTTGTCTGCCGATATATTAGCTACAGACACAACAATAACTGTGTCTAATGTTTCGGGGCTAGCTGCCGCTGGGTTCGTGAAAATTGGTAATGAGACGATTAGCTATCCTAACGTAGATATTACGAATAACCAGTTGCTTAACTGTGCACGGGGGCAGAACGGGACTACAGCAGCGGCCCACTTAACGGGGGCTGCGATCTCAGTTCAAAACTTGCCCTGTGTAAATCTTTGGCCTACTCCTAACGCCCCTGGCGATCAGTACACCTTCATTTACTGGAGGATGCGCCGTATGCAAGATGCAGGTAATGGTGTTAACACCCAGGATATTCCGTTTAGGCTTTTACCTTGTCTCGTAGCTGGACTGGCAGCGCACTTGAGTATGAAGCTGCCGGAAATAGATCCTATGCGTATTCAGATGTTAAAAGCTGATTACGAGGAGCATTGGCTGATGGCTTCGTCTGAAGATCGGGAAACAGCTCCGCTTCGGATCGTTCCACGTAACTTGTTCTATGCGGGGTAAGTAATGCCTAATCGGTTTGCCTCGGGTAAGTTTGCGATTGCTGAGTGCGACCGATGTGCTCAGCGGTATATGTTGAAGCAGTTAAAGACACAGACAGTAAAGACTAGGCCATTTAAGATCAAAGTTTGCCCGACTTGTTGGGACCCCGATCAGCCTCAGTTACAGCTTGGTATGTACCCGGTAAATGACCCTCAGGCAGTCCAAGGACCAAGACCGGATGTGAGTTATCAAGTTTCTGGTACGAGTGGATTACAGATTTTAGAAACAAATTCGACAACAAAACTTGGTTTCGGAACACCTGAAGGTGGTAGTAGAATTATCCAATGGGGATGGGCGCCTGTTGGAGGCTCTAGGGCAGATGATGCTGGGCTTACGCCTAACAATTTAGTTCTAGGGATTACCCTAGGTACCGTTACCGTTACAACTGTTTAGGAGTAGAAAAATGTCTCTCAAGAAAGTTAAAAGCGTTGCCAAAACTGAAGCTCGTAAGGCCGTAAAAGGCCATGAGGCTGCTATGCACGGCGCTAAAAAGATGCGTGCCGGTGGAAAGACGAACCTTGACATGAAGAAGTATGGTCGTGGAATGGCTAAGGTTATGAACCAGCGTCAATCTGTAAGGGGTCGATAATGGCTAAGTACAGTAAAAAAGTTATGGGTAAAGAGGTCGGTGATGGCACTTTTTACGCACCTCCTCATACCATGGACGGTAAAGATATGGGTCCCAAACAGGCAATGATGGCTGTTAGCCGTCCTCCTGATCCCAATACTTTGGCTGCTAACCAAATGACTTGCAGTACGGTTGCTGGTCGGGTAAGTGCTGGAGATCCAGGCGCGGATCGAGTCAAAACTTCTGGGATCAAAATGCGCGGGGCTGGAGCCGCTACTAAAGGCACGATGTGCCGGGGACCGATGGCGTAATGAACTACACCACTCTGTTTGAGACGATTAAGGGGTATGTTGAAAACGACTTCCCCAATACCCAGTATGGCGACCCAACAGCCGCCCAGGAAACTTTTACGTCTAAAGAACAGATTGATACGTTTATTCAACAGGCCGAGCAGCGTATTTATAACTCGGTTCAGTTTCCCTCGATCCGAAAGAACGTAACCGGCCCGACGATCCCAAACAATAAGTACCTGTCAGCACCGCAAGACTTTTTGGCGGTTTATTCGTTTGCGGTTATCGATCCAGTCACCGGGGAGTATGAGTACCTGCTCAATAAAGATGTTAACTTTATTAGAGCTGCTTACCCCTCTCCAACAGCCACTGGCAAGCCGTACTATTACGGATTGTTTGGGCCAGCCACAACAAATACAAATCCTCCGGTTATTACAAACGAACTGTCTTTTATTTTCGGGCCTACTCCGGATGCCATATACAACACTGAGCTTCACTATTACTACTACCCTGAGTCTATCGTTACTGCTAATACTACTTGGCTTAGTGATAATTTTGACTCCGTATTACTTTATGGTGCGCTTTTGGAAGCTTATACATATATGAAGGGCGAAGCCGACGTAATTGCTGGATACCAAAAACGCTATGACGAAGCGATGGTTCTTGCTAAACGTCTCGGAGATGGTATGGAACGCACAGACGCATACCGGTCTGGGCAGATAAGAGCACCGGTGATGTAAATGCCGTTTACTGGAAACTACACCACTAACACGTTTAAAGAAGGTCTTTTAAACGGTGATTTTGATTTCGCCACCGATACTCTAAAGATTGCACTTTATACAAACTCGGCTACCCTAGATGCTAATACAACGGCATACACAATAACTGGGGAAGTTTCAGCTACTGGGTATACAGCTGGAGGGGAAACTCTGACTGTTACCCAAGGCATTTCAAATGGCACGGCTTACGTGTCGTTTAGTACGGTGTCGTGGTCTGGGGCCTTTACAGCTAGAGGCGCTTTGATTTATAAGTCCGGGGGTTCTAATCCAGCAATTTGTGTTTTAGACTTTGGATCAGATAAGACATCAACCACGACGTTCACAGTAACGTTCCCAACAGCATCTGCTAATGATGCTTTAATTCGACTTTCTTAAAGGAGTTTATTATGCAACATAAGGCAAAAAGCACCGACAGCGTCGCTGGTTCGGTCACTCAATTTAAAGATTTTAAAGAAGGCGCTCGCGGCGGTGGTACGTTCCACTTCCAGTGCTTTGACAAAGATGGCAATCTGAAGTGGGAAGATTCCGCTAAGAACATCGTGGTCAATGTTGGCCTTCAAGACATGAACACCCAGTACTTCAAGGGTTCTTCCTACACGGCTGCTTGGTATATCGGTCTGGTTCAAGGTCCTGCCTCTGGCAACACTTACGCCGCTGGCGATACGTTGGGTACTCACGCTGGTTGGTCTGAGGACACTAGCTATTCTGGTGGCAACCGTGCTACTGCTACTTTTGGCACCGCAACAACGGCTGATCCTTCGGTGATCGACAACTCTGGTTCTGTGGCTGTGTTCAGCATCACTGGAACGGCGACAATCGCTGGAGCGTTTCTGACCGATGTACAAAGTAACTCAAGCACTTCCGGACTTCTGTTCTCGGTTTCCAACTTTACCGGCGGCGACCGTGCGGTGATTTCTGGTGATACCTTGAATGTGACCTACGAATTTAGTCTCGCTGACGCATAAGGAAATCAAAATGGCTACGCAATTTGCTAAAAATCAAACAGTTCGGGTTAAGACTGTTGTTCCCCAAGGAGCCGTTGAGGCTCTCCGAATGGACGAAGATGGCGTGGTGTACTGCCGTCTGACTTGGACTGATGTCAACGGTAGGTCTCAAACTCGTTGGTTCGCCGAGTCTGAACTCGAAGCAGTATAGGAGTAAATCTTGTTTGGAGTCTCCACCTTTGCAGGTGCACCTTTTGCTTCTCAAGCGGGGACTTCCTATCCTGTAACTGTTTCAGAAGCAGGTGCAGCAAGTGATGTAGTAGCGTCTATAGGCACCTTCGTCGCAACAATTAGTGAAAGCGGCGCCATAGCGGATGTGACAAGTTCAGCAGTTGTCTATGTAGTGGATGTTGCTGAGAGTGGATCCGCTAGTGGTGTGTTTACCGAGACGCTCTCAAGAGTGGGGCTTATACAAGAGATCGTTCAGTTAGTAGCAACCCCAAGCAGTACCATCGCATATCCGCTAATGGTTTCAGTTGCGGCTGAAACAAACGACGTTGTTATAGGTGGTTTGACAGTAGACGTTGAAATAAACGAAGCAGAAACTGCGTCTGATGTAGTAGCGGGTGAGCGTGGAATTTTTGTAAGTACTGAAGAAGCTGCCACAGCAGCGGATGTTGTTGCTGGATCTGGAATTTTAGTAGGTCGTATTATTGAAAATTCTACTGGCGCTGATGTCGTTGCTGGTCTTGGGGAGTTGGTTGGGCGTATTACTGAAGGATCTACGGGCGCGGACGTTGTTACTGGAATCGGAGTTTTAATTGGGCTAATAGCTGAAAATTCTGAGGGCGCTGATACTTTCCTTGGGATAATTGCGGCAGTTGGGAATATTGAAGAAAGTGCAACTGGAGCAGACAGTACTACTGGTTTAATTTTTATTTCGGCTTCTGTTATTGAAGCTGTAGCTGGTGCCGATGTAGTTATTGGGCTTGGCGATTTAGTCGGTGAAATTAATGAAGGCACCGGAATAGCAGAAATAACAACCGGAATTGGGGATCTAGTTGCCGCTATTGCTGAAGGATCAACGGGGGCGGACATTGTACTCCGTAGGCTACAGTGGGAAATTATTGATACGTCGGATGGTGTCAATTGGCAAACCATACCGACTTTGAACTAGGAGTAAAAAATGCCCTTAGTTGTTAAAGATAGAGTTAAAGTAACCAGCACGACTGAAGGCACGGGCACTTTTACCCTGGGGTCTGCGGTTCTTGGTTTCCAAGACTTTTCTGTCATAGGTGACGGAAATACTACGTATTACGCAATTGTTGGAACCGGAAGCAGTGAATGGGAAGTTGGTGTCGGTACCTACACAGCATCTGGGACTACACTTAGCCGGGACGTTATTTTAGAATCAAGCAATTCGGGGAGCGCCGTAAATTTTTCGGCAGGGACAAAAGACGTCTTTGTTACTTATCCAGCGGAAACTTCTGTTACAAACCCCCAAGCGTCTTCATATACTTGGTTTATTTCTTAAGGACAAAAAATGTTAGTACTTGACTCCACCACAAAATCAATAGTTGCTGTGATGTCTGGAGCAGCAGCAACTAATAATCCCGACTTTACTGCTGCGTTTGCTGATAATACAGGCACGTCTTTTACCGAAAGTGCGAACGATGGCGCATTAAACGGCACAAGCCCTGTAACTATTGTTGCGGCCCCTGCGTCAGGTGCTAAACGAGTTATTAAGTCAATCACTATTGAAAACCGAGACACCGCCGACATTACTTTTACACTGAGCTACGATAACAACTCGACTCTTCGCACGATCGCTAATGTCACTCTTAATGTTGGTTATACATGGACCACTAACGGGACATTTGACCAGTTTGGTAGCTTGACTCAGTCGTTTGGAATCGTTGATCTTGATTCGCAGGTTTCTGGTGTTTTGACTGTTCCAAATGGAGGAACAGGGGTAGCTACTTTGACGGGCGTCGTTAAGGCTAGTGGAACAAGTGCTTTTACGGCGGGTAATGTTAACCTTGCTACTGAAGTTACCGGTACTCTTCCAATTGCTAATGGGGGTACAGGTAGTACTTCCACTACTTTCGTAGACCTAGCTACAAATGTGACTGGTACTTTGCCTGCCGCAAACGGCGGGACTGGAGTTACTTCGTTAGGTACCGGCGTGGCAACCGCGTTGGGGCAAAACGTAACAGGCACTGGGGGTATCGCGCTTGACACGTCGCCAAACTTCACAACCCCTGTTTTAGGTACGCCTACTTCGGGAACGCTGTCTAACTGTACAGTTGATGGTACCGACGCCGTTGGGTTTAGAAATACCCCAGTCAATTCTCAATCGACCTCGTATACATTTGTTGCGGCAGATGCTGGTAAAACTATTCTTCACCCAACTACAGATAACAACGCACGTACCTTTACCATTCCGTCAAACGCAAGCGTACCTTTCCCTGTTGGTACCGTCATAAGTGTCGTGAACCTCGTAAATACAATAACTATCGCTATTACCAGTGATACTCTGTATTTGGCAGGTGCTGGAACAACAGGCAGTAGGTCACTAGCAGTGTGGGGCACAGCTACTATTATGAAGGTGACATCTACTTCTTGGATAATTGCTGGAAATGGCGTGACTTAATTACGGCGGCTAAATGAAAATTGTTAGTTTGTTTCCAAAGGCAGTTGGCTCATTTCATATAGGGCGAGACTTAACCAAAGATGAAATGCAATTCATCAAAGGGCAACCTACTCGGTCTAACATGGGTAACACCACGTCTATGGACAATTACATTCTTAAAGCTGAAAAACTAAAGGCCATCAATGATTTTATTGAAGCAAGTGTTCATGAATACTTCATGGCTGTTTATGCACCCAAGGATGATGTAACACTACGGATCACTCAAAGCTGGTTTAATTACACTGAGCCAGGACAGTTTCACCATAAACACGCTCATCCAAACTCTTTTATTTCTGGTGTCTTTTATCCGCAGGCCAACAGAGAGACCGACAAGATTTACTTTTACAAAGATAATTACGAGCAGATCAAAGTACCTACTCAAGATTGGAATATGTGGAATAGTGAGTCATGGTGGTTGGAAGCTGAGCAAGGTGGGTTGTATGTATTTCCGTCCGGTTTAGTACACATGGTTGAGACCGTGAAAGGAACGCAAACCAGGATTAGCCTGTCGTTTAATACTTTTCCAGTTGGTAAGATCGGCATACAAGAAGATCTTTCGCAGCTGTTACTTTGATAGGGGTTTTAAATGGCGCATTTTGCACAACTTGACGAGAATAACGTCGTAATCCAAGTTATCGTAGCGGGTGACGAGTACACCAAAGACGAAAATGGGGTAGAAGACGGAAGAATTGGCGAAGCCTTTTACTCAAACTTGATCGGTGGCGTTTGGAAACAAACTAGTTATAACGGAAATTTTCGTAGACGTTTTGCTGGTGTTGGTTATACATACAATGCAGAGCTTGACGCATTTATTCCACCGAAGCCGTATGAAAGTTGGGTTTTAAATACTGAAAAAGCCGATTGGGAGGCGCCCATCCCCAAACCTGCGGATGAATGGGTAGAGACCATCCCAGGAGAAGCGCCTATTTTTTATATACATTTGTGGGACGAAGATAACATTCGTTGGGTAAGAAAGCCCTATACATCAGGTACTGAACCGGAGTAAATCATGGCCTCAACGTATTCAGATTTAAAACTTGAACTAATCGGTACTGGTGAGCAGGCTGGATCGTGGGGTAACACGACTAACACCAACCTTGGCACTGCGATAGAAGAAGCGATTGTTGGTTCGGCGGATGTAGCATTTTCTAGTGCTGACGTCACCCTGACGCTGACCAACACCAATGCGTCTCAGACTGCACGCCATATCCGTCTTAACCTGACAGGTACTTCTGGTGGCGCAAGGAATTTAATCCTTGGTTCTGGGTGCCAGATCGACAAGCCCTACATTATCAACAACGGCCTGGCTGATGCTGTTACGGTAAAAAATACGACTGGTACCGGTGTTGCAGTTCCGGCTGGGAAATCTATGTGGGTCTTCAACAATGGCACCAACGTTGTTGAGGTCATGACTCATGCTAATTCATTAAGTATCACTAGCCTAACTCTTACATCCCCCCTTGCTGTTGCCTCGGGTGGTACGGGTGTGACGACATCAACAGGTAGTGGCGCAGTAGTTCTTGCTACTTCTCCTACGCTAGTAACACCGGCAATTGGTACCCCAACTGCTGGGGTGTTGAGTTCATGCACGGTTGATGGAACCGACGCAGTTGGGTATAGAAACATCCCACAAAACTCACA